CCAAAAACGAGTTTCCGTTTTGTTCACATATATTTCCTTTTTTTTCTACGCTGCAAACTGCAGTCGTTGTCGGACTGTATTCTTCACCATCATGTGGGAGTGCTACACTGTCAGGGGTTTTGAGACCAAGCGTCACCGAAGTAACAATGGCCGTCCTCTCGAACAACGAATCCAGTCTGCATTAGCGCTCACCTCGTTCTCGGAACGGACATATCTGAAAGGGGCTGGACTTCCCCAAGCGAAAATGTCGGTATATACTAAAGGCAAGAAGGATTTCAATGCTACTAAAAACCTCGTTCAAGATTTCGTGAAAAGGGTTTACACTCCGGCTTTTGGGCCGGCATCAGTTTACTCCCCAAGTGGTCTGCGGCGTTGAGAGACGCGGCACCCAAAGGGTTCCCTTTTTTTATGTTGTGGAAAAACACGTTCCGCCGAAGCGGCTAGTCGAGCGCACATCAGTTTCAGTCTCGGATACAATCCTTTTTCGGTCATTGCTCCCTTGGCAGGGCCCGTTAACCTACTCAGACCTACTTTTGGTCCGCGACGCTGAAGCCATTTGGCATAAACAGGCGCCGCCAACTCCCGACCCTCAAAGAAAAGAAAGAGTCGAGAGTACTACACAACATGCATCGGTGCAGTTTCGGTTGCGATTCACATTGCACTGAGGTGAAAAATCAGGCGGAGGGGGGACGCTCGTCTTCCCCGGGGTGGAACCCCTGTTGCTCCGTCCCCTCGCTAGGTTAGGCTTTAGCCTTGGACTTGTCCATGGCATCAGTGTATGCCTTTACCGTAGCGAGGGCCTCTTGTAGTCTCCCTTCACTCACAACAGAGACGGCATCGGTTTCGAAGAATCCGTTTCTGCTGTCGCTAGTTTTTTGGGTAGGGAGATCTGCACTTGCGCTTTGGGATTTGCGCTCAAATTCGTCACTAGATTTCCATCCAAATGGTCTAGCAGGGCCCATTGATGTCAGGCCACCGCACAACACATCGGTAGGGAGGGGTCGAGTGTTACGCCTCCGTTTTGGAAATCCGGATTCGAGTGATAGCGGGTGAGTTTTCACACTCGCCTTGCGGTTCAGCTTGGCTTTGCGCGAGCAGGAAGGTACGGGAGTATTCTTGGTAAACGAAACAATGATTTCGTAATAACTCCCTGCGGAGGGGGCTGCAAACTTGTTGTCAACACCCCAAAACACCGTGGTACTCGCGTAATCGCCAGCTGGCGCAGATTCTGTTGTAAAGGTGTACCCTGTTGTGACTCTATCCGTGGTAGCTCCAAAAGTTGTGGCATCTGAAGTACGTGTGCTCCTTGTGCTAGAAGCTTCATCCACAATGTCACCAACAAAAGGACCTGCCGTGGTCGAATCAGTGGTGTGATGGTAAGCGGCATAAGATGTCTGCACTGCGTAGTCAGACAGGTCCACGTCCATTGCTAATGCCCTTGGGCCAAACTCGATGAAAGTTGAGGTATTCGTCACCGAGATTGCAATAGCGACCTCATCAAAAAGGTCACCGTAAACCTCTACTGCCGTTGGAGCTTCCCAATCCCCAGTGTCATCCCAGTAGGCATAGAAAGAGCCACTTTGACCCTCCGTTGGAACGGGAGTGGGGTCTGCCTTCAATCGCATTTCCCAGAATTTGCAATGGTAGGTAACGTACATGATACCAAGATCAATACTTTCCAGAGGAATGGAGTTCTGAGAGATGAGGTAAAACTTTGCCTGAACAACGTCACGGTTTGCTTCCTCATTCTGAACAACGTACCATTTGCTTTGGTCTGGGGGGGGTGGAGGATTAGTCCACTGCCCACCTTTGTTGGCTTCCACAGAGTGGCCGCCTTTGTGCACGAGAAGTTCTGTGAGAGCGTCTGAGCCGGTCGCTTCAAATGGGTCGTCGATGTCGCGTTCCCAGAATCCGGCAACTGCACCCGCCATGTTAGTTCCCACAGCGGTTTTGAGGTGAATTGTGCACGCAATCTCAAAACGAGAGTACATCTCGGCGAATTTCTTGAGCCTGGTGTTGGAAAAATTCATTGGGTTCAACTCGAACGTGAACAACGATGTTCCAACAGACTTGTCTTTGTAGTCTGCATTTGCACACGACGTGAGGTAGTCATGGCCGGAAACAACGAGCGAGTCGCTGTCTTGGGCAACCATCTTAAAGGTGCTCTGCCCTAGCGGAGCACCAGACATGCCATACAGGCTCCTGGTATGGGAGTGGTCACTTTTGTGCTTGGGGCGGGACATGCGGTACCCTCCCCTAGTGACTTTGCGCTTGCTGCGCTTGCCACGCCCTGGTGGTCGACTGGTGTGCTTACGACCTCCAAACTTGACTGATCCACCTCGTTTGAGGATCCCCTTTGTTGAAGCACTACGGGGGGGAGCACTCCTAAGGCGTGAACGCCCTTTGGTGCTACCGGACCTGGTCTTGGTTGAAGACATGCCTCTTTTTCGAGAGTTGCTCTTTGGTGGCATTCCGAAAAATTTGTCCTCGTCTGGTATGTAGATTCCGTGCGAACGTTCGTAGTCGCGCAGTCTCTTCAGGTTCTCAGTATGGTATTTGCGATCCTCGGATGCAGGGTAAAAGAACTTTGAAGCTTCTTTGGTGAACTTCGAAAGCCAATCTGCTGCTGCGGTGTCTCCGAGTTTCTTTGTGACGAAGGCAAAGCCGTCGTCAAGAAATTTCTGAGTTCCCGCTGGTAATTCCGGCCCTCGTAAAATGGCCGACGTTTTTGAATAGGTGAGGTTGCCAACCTCTCCCAAACAAACACGCTTCCTTGCACAACTTGGTGCAACGGTATAACGATCAGAGGTTCTCAGGCCTCTTTCACGTTATCCTCCTATTGGTCAGAGGGAGCAGGAGGTGTGCCCTCCAACTGACCAACGGCAAAGTCGCCAACCATTCCGTACCACAGCTTGGCTAGAGCTGTATTGGTGTGATAGGATAGGAGGGCTTCTTCCCAGAAAGGGTTGCCGGCATTGCTGCGGTGATTGTAAACGAATTCACGAATCATACGCTGCAGGAGGTCCCTGGTTTCAGGATCGGTGAAGGTGCTAACTCGAATAGAACAGAGGCGTTTGAGAAGTCTACTCTGCTCCTCAATCGGTATTGGCATCCTGCCCTTGTTGGGCCCTTGGACCAGCGAGGAAATGACTCTACTGAAGTCCACCCTGATTCCCCAGGAATCGTATGTGTGGTCCCATTGCAACTGGAACGCTAAAAATGGGAGAGCGGTAAAATGCTGGGGGAGTGAGGAGGTAAACTCAACTACAACCCTTAGCTCTCTCCAAAGCAGTTCTGCGATCTTTTCAATTCGCCAACCAAGGTCAGTAACACGTTTGGAGGCGGTGCAAAGCACATCATCACCTAAGGCTAGAAGTGACACTTCTTTTTGCCAATCGGTAATTTTGAAGCCTAGGCGAACCCAGGCATACATGAATCGAGTGATGACAATAAATGTGTTAAGAATCGCTGTAAGATACTGCCCGCTTAAACTTCCACCTTCCCCAGACCAGCCTTTGAGGAAGCAATTGCCGTCAGGCATGACAAGAATGGTGTACATGACGGCTTCAAGTAAGTGGGTAATTCGAGCGATATTTTCCTTTGTTCGGTGTGAAATGGCCATCAAGTTGACGAACATTCTGATGAACATTCGAATTTCAAATTCAGAGCACGATGCGTCCATTGCTCCTATGTCAACTGAAAATCCAAATTCATGGCGACCCATGTAGGTGGCCATTTTCTCTGCTCCACGATTGTAAATCGACAGAAACAAAGCTGTGTTAATGGCAAAGGGGTTAATTCCGATGCGCTGAGCTAAGTCGAAAGACATCTGAGCAAGTGCAAAAAAGTGAAAGGCACACATTGCAAAAATGGTGCGTTGTTTACCAGCCAGGAGTTTCATTGACTGAAGTAATTCCTCTTTGCCGTTAACTTGCGTCAATAGCGTGGGTCTCTTGAAGGCCAAGCCTTCAAAGAATTGTTGGTATGCTTCCATCGCTAGTGGAGATTGAGTAAGTAATTTTTTGGAGCCAAAGCCGCAGAGGTTCCACGGCATGCCCGAGTCCTTGGAGAGGTCGCTCTTTGACAGAGCAGTTTCGAGATCAACGGGCTTGTGCCCTCCCAAGTATGGCTCACAAATTTGTTCAAAAAAATCCCAGGATAACACTAGAGTATTTTGGCGTTCGCTGTCAAGTGGCAATTTGAGCTGGCAAAATCGCGCTGTGGAAGTGTAAATCCGGTCAAGGTCCTGGCCGCACATGACCCTGCCATCACCGAGTTTGATTTCGTCAGCGGTGAGCAGTTTGGTCATCTCCTCGTCATCGGGCTTAGTCCCCTTCGGTTTAAAGGGACGTGAAGGGACAATGGCTCCGAGACATGGGAACACGGGGTCGAGAATCAACCCCCGTGCTGTGGGCCCCGACTTTATTGTGATTTCTGGGCGGACCCAGTCGGGGTATTCCCGAGTCCACCAATCAAGTTTTTTCGTGTAGCTCCTGATGTATTGAGCCACTCGACAATGGGCCTGGTCATCTCAATTGCATAACAATACTGACCGTCGTTTTTGTCAGCAGCGAAAGTAATTGCAACGAGGTGCCCTTTCATGTCAAACCAACCGCCACCGGAGCAGCCGTCTTCAATTGTAGCACGAATTTTCCAAATTTTGACATCGGTGTCTTCTGGTGGGACGCCGTCTACAAACATCGTCAGATTTCCCTTAGGGGCCTCTTTGATGGTGCAGATTGGAACTCCTTCCCGCAAGGTCACGTCAAAACCTCTTCCAGCCCCCAACACAACGATTGTGTAGAGGCTTTGTCCGGGAGGAACTGAATTGGTCTTGAGAGGCGTGGGGAGAACTGGAGACGTGTTCCACTTCACTAAATCCAGCTTGCGTCCACCAACGGTGAGGCGAACTCCTCCGTGGGGCTCTGTGGAATCCTGCATGTTGGGAAGAATGAGAGTGGAAAGATTAGCGGGACCAAATTGGCAAGTGGGGGGTGTTGAGTGTTCAGCCACAATATGCCAGTTCGAGCAGACGCTATTCCCAACACACAAGGCCATGCCTGAAGAAGAAACATTGGTTCCGGCAATAAATCCTGTAATGCGGAAGCTGCGTTGCTCAGCATTGAGAAATCGAATTGGCTGGGAAGCGGCCAGGGAAGTGTCCTTTGCTTCTTCAGAGCGATCCTTTGCTCCTCGACCAGCTCTCTTATGGTCTTCGTACGACGCAGAACGCCAGAGATCTTCGCGGTCAAGCTCGCCGTCTGATTCTTCGTAATCCAGATCAGTTCGCCTCTTAGGTCCCCGTGGTTTAGGACCTCCACGCGGTTTACGTTTTTGAGTTCCGGTGTCTCCAGCTGGGGACTCCATGTCACTCTCTTCCGTTCCGGGACCGGGATCACGACGGCCGCTGTCCTTTGCAGCGGCCAAGCTCTTCTTTTTCTGCTCAGATGGATAGCACTTCTTACACAGAAATTTGCTCATTTGGCCCTTGTAAGTTTCTGGGACAACTACAGCAGTCTTGCACTTGCTGCACTTGGGCTCATCTCTAGATTCAGCGACTTTCATGTTTCGGGTCGCGACATAAGCCGCGGTATCCTTAACGAGTGCCATCTGCTCCTTGTTGAGCCGAGCGATCTCTTTGTCCTTGTCCTTCAGTGACTTCTTGAGTTCCGCGATTTCAGCTTGAAGGGATTCTAGCTGAGTTTGGTACGTTTCAGTGACAGTCTGCATGGTAGTTTGATGCCGAGTTTCGGCCATTTTTTCTTCCAATACCTTCTGCACCTTTTCTGCGGAAATTGTCGTGTCAAGGTGCTTCTGTTTTTGAGCAAGCGCTTCTTTGACTTGTTTCTCATGAAGTTCAATCAAACGGCAGGCAATCTGCGGGTTTGTGTTCTTGTTGGCGACATACTTGACAGCAGCAAAACCGACACCAACCGCAGCCCCTGCAACAGCTGTGAGGATAAGAATATCATCAGCAACTAGAGCAGAATCTTTGGCTTCGGCGAGGGCGGATGCTTTGTCCCAAGTCTCAACGTTGTAACTTTTCATGCACCCAGGGCAAGTGTAAACACGATCACCACTAGGAAGAGTAGCCACAGACGCGAGGCCAAAAGGTCGCTTACAGCCAGGACAATGGAAATCAAGTGACATTCCCTTCTTGGCCATGAGTTTTTTACCGAGCTTCACTGCTCCATAACTTGCAGCGGCCACGCCAGCAACAGCAACGAGAGAACTCGCAACAATGCCGACATTTCCAATCTGCTCAGCAACTCCAGGGATAAGAGCTCCTTCAGTGAATTCGGGGCCTTTGTGCCAAGCCGCCCAGCGAACTGGGGTCTGTGAAGCACATGGACCTTTTGAATCGGAACACTTTCTGCACCAGCCTCCAACGGCACAGCGCATTTCCCAAAAGTATGTAATTTTCGAGGGATCCCCATCTGTTGGGGATTTTTGAACAGGGTGCAAATGACCCGCGAGAAAGAATTTCCCATCGTGGTCAACTTGGTAAAAGGGTTTAGACAGGAGATACTCACCGTCCGCACCTGACACCCAAATTGGTTCCGGAATTCCTTTGAGGACTCGGGTCCAGAAACCTTTGTTCTTCTTTTCCATAACGTCCAGCCTCTCAAATTTGGTTTCAACTTCGAGGCCGATATCAAGGGTGGAAATGGTTGGTACACCCTCATAAAGTTGGCTCCCTTCTTTGAAATGTTTGGTTTTTCGGTAAAAAATGGGAGCACCGCGAAAGGTTGTGACCGAAGAGGACTTGACGTCTCCCGCCTCGGTATCGCGGACATTTAGAGAGTCTCCGCATGACGAACAGATCTTTGATTCGATTGGACCATGTGTGGAACATTCGTACTTGGCAGAATCTTTGAGATCATCAGCGGAGGGTTCAGGAACTACTCGCTTGGAGTCAGTAGCTGTAGGCGTGGCGGTTGCCGGCGCTTGCGCCGGTTGCACTTTTTCCGTTAAGCCAGTAAAATGCGGGTTTTTGGAGCCGAAAAGTTTTTCATACTCTTCAAACATAGCGGACTCTGTTGGTTCTGGAGTCCGCACAGTCTGTCCCAGCGACGGAAATTTGTCTGGATTTGAAAGTGAATTTGCCATAGCAAGTTGACCCTTGTAAGCAGCGGTCATGTAGTACATTTGTTTCCCAAAGTTAGGATTCAATGAACCTGCAAGGGCAATCCAGGAGGCTTGATCAGACGCATCTTGGTCAAGATTGTGGATTATGTTGAAGAAGGTTGCTTCAGCTAAGGCCACAGCCTGAGGATCAGTATTGATGCGTTTTGCTTGGTTATACTCG